GATTGAGCCTGTAGCGTCTACTTGTACGATTTTCATATCTCTACATAGCCCCATACACGCTACAGGGTTGATTTTGAAGTCGGCAAAGTTGAGTAAGAAGTAGTTGCAGTCTGACCTGCTCGTCTTGTGGCGCGGGTTGCTGATTAGCTTGAATTGGCCTTTTGACAGCCTTAGCTCGTCTTTTAGCTGCTCAAACAGACTGCGGTTATCACTATACCCAATTTGCTTGTGTGTACCACCGTAATCCCCTGTAAACGTACTCATGTGCAGGTACTGGCCATATGTTCCACGTATTTCATCGGCCATTTTCTTGATAGTACCGTACCGCCTTTAATCGCAAATTCATCGATAATATGGCAATGCTCCCCTTCTGCATCTGTCCACATCTGGAAAGCGACAAGGCCAAAAGGATCATAGTTGAAGTCAATTGAGAAATGGACAGCGTGCGCCGGATTGAATTTAACCTTAGCCTCATGCTTTCCTTTCTGATACTGACTAGCAAATGGATTTAGCACTCTTTTCGCCCCCCACAACCCAAGAACAAACACATCGTACCAATCAGGTTCGTCTACTTTTAGCGCCTCAAGAGTATCGATGTAGGACTGTTGGAGGTTTTCAAGGTTGTCTTTGTACGTAGTGTGGATGAGTAGAACATCATCGCGACTTCCTTCCAAATGTCTATCTACAAAAACTTTCTTAATCCAGCATTCATCGTCCTCAGGGTTGAATGTAAGCCAAATACGGACATGCTTTGATTTAGTTGTTCTAACTGACGTATCAGCCTTAATGAAATCCTCATGTGTGATTTCGTCAGCTTCCTCAATCCAGATGTCGGTAGGATCTTTAAGAGACTTTACCTTAGCTGTCTGATTGCCTGCTGATTTCTTGAAGCCCTTTGCGATAATCCTGTTCCTGGTCTTCTTGTGGACTATCTCCATTTTATTAGTGGTGATGTGGAATTCGTCCTCAATTCCCGCATCTTCAATAAGATCGCATATCTCCCTAAACTGAGAGTCGCGAATATCTCCCAGCACCTCACGCATAATAATGCCTCTGAAGTACTCAGGTGATCTTACTTTCTTTATGTACTGTATTGCGGCTTCGTAAGATTTCCCGCTCCCTCGACCACCATACAATAGATTGTATCTCTTTGTGCTAGTACTGCACAGATCATAAGCCTTGAGTGATCTTAGAACCTTTCTCCTTTGCCTGCGACTTGCTTGCTCACGGAGAATTTGAATCTCCCTAATCTTTTGCTGCCGCCCTAAGGGCTGATAACTCTTCTTCGAGCTCTTCGTCGGTCGCTTCACGTAGATCGTTTACTTCAATTTCCTTCTTTTCAGACAACCCTAAGTCTCTCGCAATTATGTTAGCGTTGAACTCTCCAACCACAGCTCCTGTGAACTTTTGAGTGGAAATAATAACCCCTATCGCATGTACGATGTCCGCAAAATCATTGTAACGGCCACCCTTGTTTGACTTATAATCATCAAGCCTGACAAGACCTGTCTTTTCAAACACGTACGCCTCTAATCCTGACCAAGTGAATGGAACTGTAAGCTCATACTCTACCTCTGTAGCTTGATTCCCTCGAAAGTCTTTCTTTATCCAAGGGTTATCTTCGCATTGCTGGAAGTAGTCGCATGCAAGCTCCCATAGCTCGTTACTAGTTTCGATTTTTTTTGGCGTGCCGTGCCTCTTTCTTCTTAGCCAATACTTTTCTTTCTCGACTGTATTTTTTTCGTCTGTTGGCGCTTTTGGCATTTACTGTTGCTTAGTTAGTGAATTAGACGTTAGGAAGTGTGTTGATTTTTCAATGGATATCCTGATGCTTCATGCCAATCTACTGCTTCTCTCATTCCTGAAATTGTTTCTTCTTCAAGAATCCTTTCGTCTTCTGTTTGGCGTCGGCGCTTAACTATTACCACATCTACTTTTTCGCTGTCTTCTATTCTGATGTGTGAGGCTCCATTCTTTTGGGCGTCTAAGAGTAATGGAATGAGTTTGCTTAGTGGGTGGTACTCTGCGTACACTCCACTAAATGTTGGTTTTACCCTCTCAATCTCAACGTCTATGATTCTATTGTAACTCACTTACGAATATTTCGACAATATGCAAGGTACAAATTATTAACTATCAATCAAATAGAAAGATTAGTTAAAGTAATACTTCAAGTAAATTGCAGATTATCCTGCCCCTCCTTCATCAGTTAATATTCTGGATCTACTTTGCTTCAAACTCTTCTGGTTTATACTCTTTAGGTGTTGGGTTTACTTACTTGCTCAACTGACTTACCACAACTAGGACACTTCCAAACAGGTACAACTTCAACTTTTCCTGATCTGCTCATTGTTTGGCCTTGTTCGTTTTTATCTTGGCCTACAAAGTCAGGTAAAGAGACTTGCATAATGTCCTTAAGAGCCCTACAAGCTTTCATTGGGACGTTGCAATCGAAACAGTTTACTAGGAGTTTCATAATCCTTTATTTACATAGTAGGTTTAAGAATGTAGATCGTCAGGGTGGATTCTGAACAACGCAACAGCAGCTTGCCTGATTCCCTCCTGCGCTTCGCCAAGCTGATCTCTCAACACTTGATTAGCTGCTTCTTGTTCACTTACTTCTGGATTTAACGAAATAGCTGCTGCTGTTTCATATGATTCATCAGACACGTAACCTAAGTCACCGTATCCGCTTAAAGAGTATCCAATAAGTTGCGCGAATTGCTCCCTATCTTCATTCGGGAACTCTAATCGTGCTAAATCATTGAGATCGACACCCCCATTATCTAGAAGATACTTTACTATTTTGTTTGGGACGAATCGCCCGTCTTTGATTGGCAGAAGTGGTTCTTTCAGATAGTTCAGGGAAATTCGAATGGCATAATATTAACGAGATTAGTTTGTATAAGGTTCTTGGGCCTATTCTGGATAAAGCAAACAAAGTTAATAAGGAGGACTCCAAATAATCAAGCCTCGTTGTTATAGCGGGGCTTTTCTATGCTGCATTTTCTTGCTGGGATAGATAGTTTTCGATCCACATTCCGACCTTAACTAACTCATCTAGCAGTTCTTTTCGCTTGTTTCTGCACTCTGGATTAAAGATGTAGGTCTGAAGGTTATGATAGTATTGACGCATTTGAGGGTAAGCTTTTTCCATTGCGATTTCTGCCGCCTCAAGAGCATCCAAAATATCTTGCTCACAAATATCTACCAAAGTCGGTTCAATCTGTTTTGAGTCACGTACTCTCTGGTGCTCCAAACTGATTCTACTACTTACATTACCATAAGCTAATCCGTATTTAACAGCTATATCATTGATCTGGCCGCCACTAGCCCACTCCTTATACATCTGCTTCACTATGTGGTCTGATATTCCTTGTCTCATCGCTTTGATCTTTAACCAACCATGATGAAAAGCTATGTCTCACATGATTGAGAGTGGTTAGTGTTCCTATTGGCTTCTTGTATTTCTTTAGAAGTTCTGGATCTAGTTTTATTTCGGGGAAGTCAGACATAGATTCCAAGCCTTTCGTTTACAGTTTCTCGGAGTTCGATTCGCTGGTCTGAATTATATTGCTTATCGATCTTCAATAACTCCTTAACGATTTTACGCGCTTCTACGGTCGATTCTTCAATCTGTGCAGCGCTGAGCTTTAAGATCGGATATAAACCTCTTAAATCACTTACAATTAGCTCCAGATAAGCTGATCCGTACCGAGTCTTCAGACCGTCACGGTACCCATTGATGTTCCCAGACTCCCAGCTATTATCCTTGAATGTTTGAATGTGGATGTTATGTAGATTAAATCGAAGGCTCGGTGTTGATCCCACAGACCAAAAATGACCACCAGCAAACCTACCTGTTAATCTATTGGAGCTTATGCACGGCTGGCCTTTGTCTATTATCCTGGCAATGTGATTCACTTGCTTCTGTAAGTCTTTTTCGTAGTCTGATTTGGTTTTCAGCTTTTTCTTAATCTTGGCTTTTTCCTCTCTCCACTCTTTGCGCTCCTCTCTTCTGACTGCTTTTTTTGCTTGCAACGCCTTCGCTTTATATCCAAGATCGCTACAATCTTCTTTGCTGCAGTACGGGAAGTTTGGAAACTTCATATCAAAGCGATCACCACACCCTTTACACTTTCTACGTGTTTTGGAAATGGGCTTTGGAGGTTTCCCTGGCTTTTCTTCCTTCTCTGGTCTCACAGCGCTATCTTTTTTGGAGTAAGGCTTGAACACTACTCTCCCTCCACTGGATTAATCGCGCTCTTAATCATGTCCAAGCAAGCTTCTGGCATGTGTCCCCATTTATTAATGATGTCGGCCAAATACTCATTCTCTGCCCTTCCTCCATTTGGTGGGTTGTTGTCTATTGATTCAAGAAGTGTGGTTCTCTCCCATTGCTGCATAAACTCAGCGTCATCAAAGTAGTCGCTGCCTGTCACAACGAAATTGTGAACTGGAAAATACCCTCTACCTCTTAAACCTTTACAGGTCTCAACGAAGTCATTTATACTTTCGCTTTTAACTATCACGAAATCTGTCTTATATTCTTTATCTGCCATGTTTTCTAGTTGTTATTGGTTAGTTGAGAAAGCCCCCAGCGGAAGAACGTAGTTCAACGCTGGGGGCTGGTGGGTTATCAAAATCAAATCCTGCCTATCTTAATGGTAGTGTGCGGCTTAGTTCCCTTCAGTTCAGCTTTTGTAATTCCAGCTTCCTCTAATTCTGGTGGTGCCTTGTAGTGGAATCCAAACCACGGATTCTCCATAAGTCCAATATCAGCTTCAGTTGCCATTTCTCTAACTTTGACCATTACGTCTGCTTCAAACGCTTCTACTTGTTCGATAAATTTTTCAGTTGCTTTTTTCATGTTTTCAGATATTATGGGTTAAAAAATTTGCTCAATGTTTATGCGGGTTGTGGGCGGCTATTTAACATAACCTATCATTATGTACTCCTTACTTTGTGTTATCCAAGAGAGAACTGTTATAAATAGAGCTAAAGCCCAGAACAGTGTTAATGTGAATATCTTGTCGAACTTGTTCACTTCGCTTTTGAGTTAATCTGCTTTGCTACCGCTTGCATTTCTGCTAACGATTTTCGAACATCCTTGTCAGTCATGAAGTCTCCGTTCTCATCCTGCATGAATGTGATCTTTTTACCTTTCATGTTTCGTAGAAGCCCCGAAATATTTGTCGTTGTGTGCCATGTTGTTCCCATCTCGTTCTTATTTTACAATGTTTCCTAACTGAATACTCAATATGATTGAGGGTTTCGATTAGACAATTCACTATCTATACAGTGCCCATGATTGTTCGTCGTCATGACTACATAGCCTTCAGGAATTCCAAACTGGCCGCCGTCAACGATTAGCGATATGGTTTCCCATATTTCCTCGCCTGTGTACCCTGATTCTTTTGACCACTCACGCTCAATAATCATGTCGCCATTTTCGAAGTCTCGATCATTCTTCCTGAACTCCCAAGGCTTGTTGTTTATTCGCTTCTCTTTGAATACTGATGAGACGCATTTAAGGTGATGAACTGCAATTCGTCCTTCACTTCTTGTTTCTGTTTTAGTCATAGGTAAGGGGTTACAATTCTAATTCTGTAAGCTCTGAAATCATCTCCTCAAGTTCTTCATCATTGTAATCAAACTCTCTTGACATGTGTGCTTCAAAATCCTTATACATACCTTGCTGCTTTAAGAATTTTATTGCTTCATGTAGTACGTCAGCGCTGCTCATAATTTTGTGATTATTTTCATAATAAAAGATACGATTTATTGTTCGTTTTTACTAGTGTTTTCAAGGGTTTCAAGCTCTTTTGAATTGAGCATTTCTTCTGCTTCCCATTCGTGACCACACGTGAAGCATTCGTTTTCTTCACCGTTAAATCCAATAGCTTCTGAGTAACAGTTTGGGCACTCCTCGTTTTCAATTATTCTGCAAGTATTTCAATGATTCCTGCAATTATTGCTTTTTCAATTCCTCGCCTGCTTCGCTGTATTCGCTTCCCGTCCTTTTCTCTGTCAATTTCATAAGCAACTATATGTTCTCCAGCATTATTAAGCCAATATCCACGTATGATAAAGACAGTTCCAGTACTTACCCGCTTGAAGCGTTCTGATTTGTAGAGGGCTCGTTGTAGAAATCCTCCATTGCTTCGATACGTTTGTCCAAACTCCTGATCTTCGTCCATTGTATTTGCGCTAATTGTGAACACTTAAAAAAGGCTCTATCTGTGCATTGTGCTTTATAGAACAGATCCATAGACCACACTTGAAACTTGATTAATCTTTCAATCATCAACTCTTTGTGCAAAATCTCCTCTTTTCGATGCTCATTTCTAACTCTCCATTTAGTCAAGCCTTCTTTCATTTGCTCGATCACTAGGCCAATACTTGCGTACTGCATCATTTTATCAAGCTCGTCGAAACGAGGCTCAGAAAGGCATGTCATCGTCTGTTTGGTCGTCAAAGGTTGAACCTTGATCGCCGCCTCCCCATTGGATACTTTGCGTAACAACTGGTTCATTTTGTCCTCTGGTAGTCTTTGGGCCTGCATATCTTTTGTTTTGCTTTGAGTCGAATTCATAGTACCTTGATTTTGTGCTATCAAACATTAATGATGTGACGCCTTTCTTGCCGATTATCCTTGGTTTGGCTTTCAGAGTGTAGACATCAGCAACATTCGTTTCAATGCTTTCTCTGTCCACTCCTATCATTGCTCTTCCTGAATCGTAAGGAGCTGCACCACCGCTGATATCGTAAGGAGTCGGCGGAGGGAATTTCCCGTTCTTGTCCCTGCTCTGGCTTTTCGGATGCATCACCTGGTGCATATGCTTCTTGCTTGCGGCCATCATGTGATTCCGCTGAGTGAGAACGTCCGCCAAATACTCGTTAATCATTCCTGAATAACTATGCTTCATATCCTTCCATGAGTCAATTGCGCCACCATGGACATCCATGTCAACTACCAGTTCGTAAAAGTCTTTTGGCGTTGGTTTGTGTGCTTTATAGGGCTCAACTAATTTGAAGTGCTCAAGTAACCAAGGGCATTCTCGGTAAATATCATCTTCAGTTATTCTGTTCAAATATTTCTTATCGAACGTTCTACCAGTTCTTTTGTGCATCAAGTCGCTTAAAAGCTCAATCGAGGTTCCTACGTCAGGCATGTACAAAGCCCACTTCCATCCGTAAAAATCAGCAGTGTTTAACATCAGCTCCATAAGCAATTGAGTCTTGCCGCTGGTTGGGTGTCCTGTCCAATCTGTGGACTCTCCAAGCTTCATCGTGTAGAATGGATCAAGACAGTCGAAACCAACGTAAACACCAGCCTCCCCCCCGTGCTTTCGGTGACTCAAAAGCTCGGCTTGTGCAGTCTGGTTGTTGTCGTATATCTGAAACTTCTTGTGATTCATTACACGAGGTATTTTGCTGCTTTTTCTTCCAAAGTCATGTCTTCATACTTCTTCTCAATCGATGAACCTTCACTGTTAGCGTAGCGCTCCATAACGTCTTCACGAGTGATAAATTCAAGTGTTAGGTACTGCCACTTATGCTTCTGGTGATGCTCGTCCTCGAAAGCTGCTTTTATTGCTTTTCGAACAGTCCCAACTGTATAACCTTTGCCTTTGAACTTTTTGAGATTCTTCTCAGCCTTCTGAGTCCAATTTTTCACACCTGTTGATTTCGGCAAATAGCTTTTACGAATCTCATTGAAGTTCTTGATAAATATTTCCTTCTTGTTGGGGGTCGCCGAATCAGAATTCGGCACACTATGGTTACTCTTCTCTTCTCTCTTCTCTTCTTCTCTTCTCTTCTCTTCTCTATATTGCATCCTTTTGGCATCGACTTGGCATTGCGACTTTGATGCGGTCGCAATGCGGTCGCATTCTTCTGGTATTTCAGAATCACCTTTTCCCCAACGTTTACGGGCGTTCTTGGCATTCCTAGAACAAAGACTATCACGCTCTTTTTTTTGCTCATCTAAGAAGTTTATCACCAAATTGTCGTCTTCTTCCACTTTTAGAACACCAGAATCGATCAAACTTGCGAAACTTTCTTCGCAACAATGTTTAAACTTCTTCTTGCACTTTTTTAACGTTAATTCGCATTCATTTGACCAATAATACGCGCAGATATTTATGAATAAACCTTGCATCTCGTAATCCTCTAATGTGATGTCGCCGTCACTCCATTCCGAGACATAAAATTTGAAGTAAGGAAGTTCTTTTGCCATTGCGATATGATTATATAGTTGGTAGTAATTATTCTCCTAGGTAAGCCCATTCAATTAGTTCACCCTGGATTAGAGAGTGAGTTCCAACCCATTTTGCTTGGGGTATATTCCAGTGCATTATCTGGGCAGATTGTTTGGTTGGGCTGTTCATTTGAATTCTCATCACAACGTTTGATGATCTGTGTGGAATTGTTGGGTGTAAATCAAGAGCGGGCTCTTTAGGGTCATTCCAAATCATCGACGTGTTACGTTGAATATGCTCTTTGTGGGCTATTTCTTCTGATGGGCTCATTATTTTCCAAGTTTTATAAGTTCTTGTTCAGCTAAGCCCAAGCGCTCGATCAATAATTCTGTATCTTCTATAGGGATGTCAAATTCCAACTTGTAAATACTATCATATTCTGATCCATCTGGGATATAAGCTAATTGATGATCTTTAGATTCGTAGATGAATCTGTACTTCCATTGGTCAGCACCTTGGTAGTCGGCGGCCTGATCTCGGATGTCTTTTAGATTTGCTTCACTTGGACAATAGATTATTGACTCAGCACGCGAAACATCATGTATAAGAGCATTACTCACTAATTGCCAATACTCTTCCTTAAATTCACGACGAAACACGCTTAAATCCCGTTTAATAAAGCACTCAGCTATTCGGCAAAACTTCCGAAGTTGGTAGCACTTAACATCTGATACTTTTACCTCTGGAACTAACAGGTCTGTTGAGCCTGCGTGACAGTTAATTTTGGGATTTATTGTTGTTTCGTCACCCAGAAACTCACAATTAATTTCAGTGTAATTCTGAAAGACATAGCTTTCGAGAAACAAACCCCACGCAGAATCCCTTGAATATCCATCAGTGTCTAATGATCTCCCTAATTTGCGCTCGTGTCGTCTCTCAGCTATGTATGTATATCCAGCAACTGTAAACTCCGCGCTCTTTCCTTTTGACATTAAGCAGTGGATTTTGCTTGAAGTGAATCGACCTACTCGGTTCTTGTTGGTTACAATAGACATATCAAAGCTTGTTTAGATAGTTGTAGACTCTTTGGTAGTTCTTTGAATCGTCGCCATTTACAACATTCTCCACCGCTTCAATTTCGTTTGAAGGAATTTGGCTCTCCTTCTTGTCGAACAAAGCTTTTAACACCTCTTTGGTGATGCTTAAGGTAGTTTTGATTCTAATTCCACCAACCACTTCACCTTTCATCTTTACATGCGCATCGATAAAGAGTTCTATCGTTGTTCCAGCCCAATCCTCAACAAATTTGCTCCCAGTTATTCGAGCCATCGTTTTTGAGTTTGTGGCATTCAGGACTAATGGTTTTATTGACTCTTTGAAGTACGCTATATTCGCACCAATTCGTTTTCCAGCAACCAAAACACCTGAATTCTGTACCCCATCAACCTTTATGTATTGGGTGACCTTATTGACGGTAAACACCAACGGAAGGCCTTCCTCAAGCATTTCCTCTAAATCTGCACTGCCGAGATGATCGCTTTTAAATACTTTTCGGTAATGTGTCTTCGAATCACTCATAGTTAAGTTCTTAGCTGT